CTTTTAACTTTTCCTGTGACCAATGATAATTTTATTTTAGATTTTTTTAATAAATGGTTTAATGCAATCTATTCTGGGGGAAGAATAAGAGGATCAAATAATAGACCTTTTATGTTGGAATACTATGATACTTTAATTTTTCCAGTAAAAATGAAATTAAATTTTTTAGATCCAAATGGAGAAATTAATAGAGTCTGTACTTTTCATGAAGTTTTTCCAGTTGAATGTTTACCATATGAGTTTTCTATGGCAAATCAAAATGACTTTTTAAAATTTCAAGTATTAATGAATTATAGAGATTATACATTTGGAGCATCTTAATATGGAACTGATTCAAGAAATAAACAATTTATTGCCAGTATATAAAACAACATTACCTTTTTCAAAAAAAGATGTAACATTTACTCCTTTTAGAATAAAAGATGTAAAAAATCTAGGAATAATACTTCAAGAACAAAATAAATTATTAGCTTTTAATGCCATGTTAGATATCTTAAAAAGAAATTGTTCTTCAACAAATATACTTGAATTACATCTTGCAGATGCTGAATATTTATTTTTACAAATAAGATCTAAAAGTGTTGATGAAATGTTAAATCTTGTATACAATAAAAATAAAATACAAGTTAATATTAACGATATACAAACAAAAAATTCTTTACAAGAAGAAAATATTGATATAGGAAATAATATTAAATTATCATTAAAAACACCTATAATAAAAGATTTAATAAAATTAAAATCATTTGAAAAAGAAGATCTGATAAAAGCTTCTGTCAAATCAATAACTGTAAAAAATGAACTCTATGATTGTGGTAAATTTGTTCCAGAAGAATTAAAAGAGATATTAAACAATTTACCAATGAATGTTTCTTTAAAATTAGATAATTTTTTAAAAAATGAACCTCAATTATTTTTGCATTTAAACATAGAAAATGAAACTAAGGAAGTGACGGGTATTTTAAATTTTTTTTCCTATCGGTAAAGTTTTTTGATTTAGGTGATTACTATACTACAAACTTTACCTTAATAAACAAATATAATTGGTCTCTTGAAAGTCTTGATAATATGATACCGTGGGAAAGAGAAATATATATAAACGTACTTGTTGCATATGAAGAAAAAAAACAACAACAACAAATGCAAGTAAATAATTCAAAGGACTTTAATTTCTATGGATGAAGAAAATAATATATCAATTGATGTTGACGCAGAATCTTCTTTGATGGCTCCTATAGTAAATTTTGATTCATCTGCAGATAATCAATCAATTGTAAGCCCAGGTGATTCACCTCTACCAGAACCCGAATCCATTTCTGTTTTAAAAAATTCAAGTCTACCAGAATCAACTGTTATTGGATATGAAAAAAATAATACTTTACCAGAATCTGTTAATGTAGAAAATTTTACTAACGATGAACTACCCGAAAATAAATTAAATAATGAAAATATTTTAAATAAAGTAGATTTACCAGATGCAATAACTGCTGACAATCAAATAAAAATTGAATTGCCAGAAAGTACTATTATTCAAAATACAGACAATAATAATCCTTCGGGTGCAATTAAACCACAGTATTCAGAAACAATATCCAATTTTTCTATTAAAGTAGATGCTGAAGCAGCTTATGAAAAAGCAAATCAACTAGAAGAAAAATTAAATACATTAGATCAAAATATGTCTTCTTTAAAAAATCCAAATGGAAATTGGTTAAAAAATCAAGAAAAAGACAATTATGAAGAACGCCCAACGGTTGATCCTACAAATTTAATATTTGAGAATCGTGTAACTCGTTTTGCAGCAAGACCTGTATGGGTATAAAAAAAGCCCCCTTTCGGGGGCTTTTTCAATCATTTTCCATCTCAGAAAAATATTTTAGAGGATCTTTTTCTTCAATATCCTCAACAACAGATTCCGTGATATCATCCTCAATATTCTTGGATTCTGTAAATTGTGCACGAATATCATCGCCCACAGTCTTTTTCATTCTTTCGCTCAACTCATTATAACTCTTGAATTGAGACTTATCAATAAATGGCTTAAGTGGATATTGCTTCTTCCATAGTTCTTCTAGCTTCTTATCATCGCCACCAAAAAGTGGTGCTGGAGATGCAAACTCTGAACGATCATAGTTAACATATCCACCAACATTACGAATCTTGATCTTAAAGTCTGCACCAGTCCAGAAGTTGAAGGGATCAACTGCAACTTCATCTTGATATTCTGGATGAGCAAGACTCTGAATCTTCTGAAAGATTTTTGTACCATACTGATAAAGATAAACTTTTCCCTTGTTTTCTGGATTGGCAGGATCTTCAATCACAAGAATATTAGAGATATAAGTCAACTTACGCTTACGATTTCGTGCAATGTTCTTGTCATCTTCAATACCACTGTTCCACAGTTCAGTATTGGCTTGACAAATAGGACACTTTTCACCAATCGTAGTAGGACAATTTTCAAAAAGCCATCCACCCTTGCCCTTGAAAGCATGGCTATAAACAGAAACAAATGGACTGTCTTCTCCTTCAATTTCTGGAAGGAAACGAATTACTGCATAACCGTTACCGGTCTTATCGATACCGGGTTTCCACAGACGATCATCTTTGTAACTTTCCTTAGACGTAAGTTTATCCATACGTTCTGTTAGAGATGCGATTGAATTTTTACTCTTCTTTTTAAAATCTGAAAAATTTGTCATAATATTCTCGGAGGACTACTCCGACCTTTCATTGTTAATATACTCTATCTCAGTCAATTGGCAAGCTTTTTGTTTTTGATTTTTTAAGTAAATGTAAATTTTGAGCTTCTATTTGAATTTTTTCAATTAATGGTTTAGTTAAAAGTTTTCCTGCTGCTCCGGGTTCTATATTCATGTCTCCCGCCAATTCTAATACACAGTCCATAAAAGGCAATTTGCTTTTTTTTGCTCTTTGTATTACTTGGTTTGAAAAACGTTCTCGGGCAGCATCATCAATATACATGACTTTAGTGTAACTCGTATTTTAAAGAATTCAATAATTAAATCTATCTAAATATTCTAGAACTATACTATTTAGAGGGTAAAATGCCAGCATCAGACATAGATCCAAATCTTGTTATCCAAACTTCTGGAGTCACCGCAACAGTTGCTACAGATGCTGTAGTATTTTCAGGGGCCACAGCACATTTTCAATTAATAAAAATGGCTTATGGACTTACTGGGGCTGCTACTTTAGTATCCAGTACAAATCCACTTCCAGTTAGTGTAACATCATCTTTAACAGCAAATGTTTCTGGTTTTACTGGAACATTTACAATTCAGGGAACACCTGCTGGAACTCCCGTACCCGTTACTGGTACGGTTATAGTAACTGGAACCACATCAACACCAGTTTATGTTTCAAACTATACAGGAAGTAAAATTGAAGTAACAGGTGGTAGACCAAGTGGAAAAACAACTGATAGTATCTCAGTATTTGGTCCAAATGGCAACACATGGATATATGCAAATTTAGTAAATAGCAGCGGAACTCAGTTAGGCAATTCTGCCAACCCATTATATACAATATTATCTGGTGCAACTTTAAGTGTTACTGTTAATCCTACAGTTGGAGTTACAAATGATTCTGGTTCTGGTTTAAAAATTCAAGGATTTTCAGGTGGTATTGCAGTCGCCACTACTGTTGGTGGAACCGTAGCAATTAATGATACTTTACTATATAGTGGTCTAACACAAATTTATGGTGCAATTAATACTTTAAATACAAATTTAGGAGTTTTAGGAATTTCTAGACCTACTAATTTTGTAAGTGGTAGATCTACAATTACTACTGGTGTTACTGGAATGTATCCTAGTGGATATACAACCATTGCAGGAGTAAATATTAGAGCATCAAGCAGCAATACTGATTTAGTATATTTAAACTCAGATGGAGTTGCACTTGTTGGATATGAACTTGAACCAGGAGAAAATATTTTCTTGAATGTTCAAAATTTAAATAAAATCTATTTAAGAGCAAAAACATCAAGTCAAATAATATCATATATGGCTAGTTAAAAATGAGTTCAGTATTAACTAATGTAAAATCCACTTATTCATATACTGCTGAATTTTTGGGTTCAACATATGATCCATGTTATACTAAAGGATTATTAGAAAGCTCTCCAAGTATTCATTATACTGGAAACAGTCTTTTTTTTAATTACTCTCAAACAAAAAATGTAAATGATTTAAAATTTTTAAAATTGTTTTTTAACAATCTTACTGTTGGATCTACATTTTCTTATTCATCTGGTGAATACGTAAACTCGGAAACGGGTGAAATAAAATACTGGAACGGACAATTGAAGTACCAAGGATGTACTGGAATTTATAATGAATTTATTTATTGTAGTGGCATAACCAATACAACTGGAATTTCTTTTGGTTTATATAATAGAAATTTATTTAATAAACCAATACAATTTTCTAAAATTTCAGGTTCTACTGCAAATATTTTAATATCTAAAACACCCGATTCAACACCATTGAATTTTATGTATCTTGGATTATACGGAACAGATTACTCTTTTGAGGAATTTGTTGAAGTTGAAGGTAGCATATTAAACAATAAAAGAATTAAAGTAAAAAATTGTTTAAAGTTAAATGATGAAACAGAAGTAATATACTTAGATCCAACTGATACAATAGTCAATGAAAATTTTTATTTTCAAAAGAAATTTATTAATGTATATATGCGGGGTCAATTAAATATAGATTCTATAAATTCAGATGAAACTGTAAATGGTGTTATTTACATGTATCATAAAACAGAACCTGGAATTTATAGTCATTTATTAGAAAATAAAAATAAAAAACAATTTAATTTAATATCTACACCAGATAATTCAAATATTGCTAAAACTTGGTATCCTAATACAACAATTAAAAATTTTAACCCAGCTTACACAATAAGTGATCCTGGATATAGTTTTCAATTTGCAAAAATTTATCATGTGGTCTATGCATCAGAAACTGTATTTACATTAACAAGCAGCGCGGCTTATTCTAGCCCTGTATACGCAGTTGAAACAATAGCAAATAATTTATATATTGATAATCAAAAAACAAATATTATTTCATATCAAGTAAGTACTGACTTAACAGCATTTAAAATAGATTTATCAGATTCTAGAAATTTAAATTTGCAAATAAGTGCGTTTACAAATCCAGAATTTACTACTCCGCTAACAGAAAATTATGTTTTATATGGAACTCCGGGTACTTTGGGTGCTTGTTTTGTGTACT